ATAATAAGATACCATGAAAAAAATTCTCAAAAAACTTGATTGGTGGATTGATTACTATTTTGTGTGGATGTTATATAATGGTAACAAATCTCATCGATATATTGAGTATATGGAAAAAAAGTGGGGGAAAAATGAGTAAAGAAATGGTAAATGGACCTGCTCACTATGGTGGAGTAGATAATCCATATGAAGTGATTAAAGTATGTGAGGCATGGGGATTGGACTATGATGCCTTCTTATTCAACGTAGTCAAATATGTTGCAAGGGCGGGCAAGAAAGATGATACCAAAGAATTAGAGGATTTGAAAAAAGCGGCATTTTACTTGGATAGAAAAATTAAAAACTTAGAAAAATGATAATTTGGTTAACTGGACAACCTGGCTCAGGTAAGACAACTATTTGTAAAAGAATCCTTTGGGATAAACCAGGTGTATTCCACATTGATGGTGATGACCTCAGAGATTTATTCGAGAATAAAGATTATTCTGAAACAGGAAGAAGAAAAAACATCGAACTTGCACAACAAATTGCACAATATCTTCATAAAAAAGGGAGTGATGTTGTGGTTTCCTTGGTCTCCCCCTACAAAGACCAAAGAGATATGTTCAAAGAAAAGATGGGGGATAATCTAGTTGAGGTTTATATTCATACGACTGACGTAAGAGGTAGAGAAGACTTCTTCGTTAAAGAATATGAAGCACCAACAGAAAAATATCTCAGTATTGACACAACAAATGAAAGTGTTGAGGAATCAACAAAAAAAGTATTAGATTATGCAAAAAATTCACGTTGAGGGTGACCCCAAACTCAAAAACACAGGGGCAAAACAATATTCAATGTTTATCGGAAGATGGCAACCGTGGCATTCTGGTCATAGATGGTTAATTGACCAAAGGTTAAATCAAGGTAAAAATGTTTTGATTTGTATTAGAGACATAGCTCCTGATGAAAAAAATCCATTCACGGCTCAACAAGTTTATGAAAATATTCTTTTTAAGTTATCGGATTTAATAATTGAGGAAAGAATTAAGGTCCAAGTTATCCCTGATATAGAATCAGTAAACTTTGGTAGAGGTGTTGGTTATGATATCATTGAACATATACCACCACAAGAAGTTAGTGAAATATCTGCAACTAAAATAAGAGAACAATTAAAACAAGAAGGAAAATTATAATGGAGAATTACATCGGAAAGGTTATTAGCGGGGATTGTATTAAAGTAATGGCTGAAATGCCTGAGGCTTCAGTTGATTTGATAGTGACATCACCACCTTACGGTGTGGGTATTGCATACGATTCATTCAATGATGATATAGAATTTGAACAGTATAAAGTGTTCAGTGCCAGTTGGTTAAGAGAGGCTTATAGAGTATTAAAAGACGATGGAAGAATTGCATTAAACATTCCATATGAAATCAATAGACAAGACAAAGGTGGAAGAATATTAATGGTTTCTGAATTATGGCAAATAATGAAGAACATAGGTTATAAGTTTTATGGTATTGTGGATTTGGAAGAAGATTCTCCACATAGAAGTAAGACAACTGCTTGGGGTTCATGGATGTCTCCATCTGCACCTTATATCTACAACCCAAAAGAATGTGTGTTGTTGGCGTATAAAAAGACTCACATTAAGAAAGTTAAAGGAGAACCTGAGTGGGTTGGTGAGATTATAGATGTTGCTCAAGAGGATGGAACAACCAAAAAGAAGACAGTATATCAAGACGAACATAAAAAAGAGTTCATGGATTTGGTATACGGTCAGTGGGATTATTTTGCAGATACTAAGCAAATGACAAAGGCAACCTTCTCAATGGATATTCCAATGAAGGCGATTAAAATCTTAACTTACAGGAATGATATCGTCCTTGACCCATTCACAGGAAGTGGAACAAGTATATGTGCTGCGGAGATTAGTGGAAGAAGATGGATTGGGGTTGAATTGAGTGAGAATTATACGAAAGTTGCAAAAGATAGAGTTCAACATTTCGTAGACAAAAAGAAACAATCTAAATTAAATTTTGAAGAAGGGGTTAATTAACCCCTTTTTTTATTGTCAACATATTTATATAAAAAAGAATCTAATGAAAGAAGAATTAATAAAAAAATTAGTGCAGATTCAATTACAATGGAAATTTTTACATTGGCAGACATTTGGAGATGCTAAACATAGACTTTATGGTGAGATTTATGATGGTTTAGGAGACCTCATCGATGAGTTTACGGAAACTATGATGGGTAAATACGGTAGACCTGAGTTCGAGTCTGAATTTGGTTTGATGTTTCAAGATATTTCTTCAATTAGTATTCAAAACTTTATGGACGGGATTACAGAGTTCTTAGTAGGAATGAGTGACGAATTAGATGGAAGATATGATACTGACCTTTTAAATCTAAGAGATGAGATGTTGGGCTTAATAAATAAATCAAAATACTTACTAACTTTAAAATATTAATATGGGAAAAGTAATCAGACTCACTGAAGCTGACTTAACAAAGATTGTTAAGAGAGTTATCAAGGAAGAAAGTGAGGAAAGAAAATTGACAAGGGCTGTTCAAAAATTCTTGAACGATGTTATGAATGCAGGATTGGAGGTTGATGGACTAACTGGTCCAAACTCACAAACTGAAAAGGCTATTATGAAACTTCAGAGTATGTTGGGAGTTTATCCAACAGATGGAAAATGGGGTAAAAATACAGAGGATGCATTAGAAAAGAAAAAACCTACTTGGTATAAAAAATGGGATGATGATTACAGACCAGGTTGGTTCTCATTTTAAATGAAGAAATTAATTAAGGAGACGGGTATAAGAGACATTTCGGCTTTGAGGAAGAGATATCCCAAGGCCGAAATCTATTTTCACCAAGACTTGGATGGTGTTACCACAGCAATCGCAATGAAGAAATACCTTGAAAACAATGGTATTGATGTTGTGGGAGCACATATCATCCAATATGGTGATAAAGAATTTGCTGTCAAGAAGAATGATGCGGAAGGTGATGTGATGCCAGTTCTTGTTGATTTTGCACACGGAAAACCGATGTTCAAAATTCATACAGACCACCACGACAAACAAGTTGGTGCTGAGAAAGGAACATCAAAATCATTCAGACAAGCCCGTTCAAATGTTGAAACAATATCACAAGTTGTTTCACCTAAAGATTTATTTCCAAGCTCAGATATCTTGTTAATCAATACTGTGGATTCTGCGGATTTTGCTAAACATGGTATTGCACCTGAAGAAGTTGTAAACTATCTTTATAGATTTGATAAAGAAACTTCATTACAAAAGAATAAACTTCTTTTGGGTTTTGTTATCAACAAACTATTATTGGCATTCAAAAACAAACCAGGGTTTTTAGAAAGTTTAGTTATGGATTCAGAACCATCACTACTTTCAATCTTAACGAATATCAAATCTTGGATGAAAGCCGCAAATTCACCTAAACCACAAGAATTACAAAAAAATGCAGAAGAATACGCGAAAGCAATGAAAGACTTTCCAAAAGTCAGCGACAATATTATTTTCCAATACGGTGGGGGTAGTATGTTTAAACCTGGGTCATATGATAGGTATACCCCATTTAGAAATAATCCTGAGGCAGACTTTCTTATCATGGCATGGCCGCTTGGACTATTACAAGTTTCTTGTAATCCGTTCAAAAAGGAGAGGGAGCTTAAAGGTGTCAACCTTGGGGAGATTGCCCAAGAAGTTCTCGGGAAGTGGGAGTCTCAACTCAAAGAAAAGAAAATACCGTTATCGACTATTAAATGGATTAGCGAAACTTCAGTCGGTCCCGAAAGTGTGGGGTTCACGTTTAAAGATTTTGACGCTCTTTATGGTGGGAAGTTTATTATGATGGACGGAGGTGAAAAAGTTTTGGGTAACATCAAAGAAATGATGGATACTCCATTCACTGAACTAACCGAAGAACAGAAAGAAATGTTGGACAAAATCGGTATCAATGCTTGGGATTTCATTCAATCTCAATCAGGTGGACACAAGTGTATTACAAATATTTCAGGTCTTAATTATCTTGGAAGAAGTAAAAGACCTCCATCAGGTTCTTACAAATATGACCCTGAAAGAGAAGACGCACCTTACATCAAGTTTTTAAAGATGTTATCTGAGGAATTCAGAAAGAAATTGTTAGAAAAGATTGCACAATCTAAGCAATCAGTTGAAACTACAGAATAATTTTGTATTATTTGTGTATGGCAAACAAAGTATACACAAAAAAAGGTGATGACGGAACAACAAGTCTGTTGTCAGGAAGAAGAGTTCCAAAAACAATTCAAGAAATCAAGGCGGTAGGTTCTTTAGATGAACTAAACTCATTCGTGGGATTACTAAGAAGTGAGATTTTTGACGTTAATGGTATTTTCGAAATAATCCAATGGAATCTTTTCAATGCTGGTTCGATGATTATTAACGATAATGATACACCTTTAACCGAGGTTACCCAAGATGATATCAAGTTTCTTGAAGATGCCATGGATGGTATGAATAAGGAGTTACCTGAACTGAAAAACTTCATATTACCTAAAGGTAGTAGAGCCGTTTCAACAGCACATATCTGTAGGACAATTGCCAGAAGAGCGGAGATAGAAGTTTTAGATTGCAAAGTTTTGGATAACTTTATCAAACTCCATCCAATTTCAATGTATCTTAATAGATTAAGTGATTACTTTTTTGTCTTGGCGAGATTCATTGGACACAAAGAAAACATAAACGAAACAATTTGGAAGAACTAGTCTTGTAGAATGTATTCAACTGAATCACCAGCCTGAATATTTAAGTCTTCACAACTTCCACCCTCCAATTCTAATACAATGTTACCTCTACCACAATAAGAAGGA